GGGCACGAGTGACCTTCTTAGTAGATTTAGCTTTGATGATTGAGGGGCGACGAGCCATATATTATCTCCTGAATTTCAGATTACTTATACACTATACAACGGTAGGCTTGAAATGTCAAGCCTTAAGTTTGTCAAAAATCATATTTTGTAGTTCGGTCTGTTCCTCAAACGAGAGGTAGAAATCTGTAGTAGGGTCCCAATACGCACCCTCTTTCGGATCGTAGTAGGTCACTCGTCCATTCGGATAATAGAACGGCCCCTCAAGACCCTTGCGAGGCTGATACTTAGTGTCACGATCACGAAGAATCTGATAACCCATCTTACTATCTCCTTGCTACATATTCACTATAGCAAAATGGGTTACCGTTGTCAACCAAAAAATAGCCTCAAATCAATGAGGCTATTTTCTTTTATCTTAGTATCGTAGTCTAATACCTATATACCCTGCTCTAGGATATGTACCATATCCCTTTGCAGTCTCATAACTTTCGTTGAAGACATTCTCTACACGCCCGGTCAATTCAAGCGATGCAGTCAATGGATAACGAGCAGTTGCGTCTACTAACACATAAGAATCAATCTTGTTTGTGTTAGCAGCGTTTTCCCAAGCCTTACCTACATAACGAATAGTTGCACCCGTTGCAAGGCCATTTGCCCATGTATAATCGCCACGAATTGATGTAGTGTGTCGTGGACGACGGGGAATATCTAGTCCAATATCCTTGTCAGTAGATTCGGTATAAGTGTAGTTTGCAGACACTTCTAAGTTAGTCATTGGAACAATAGTAGCAATGACTTCTGCACCCTGTGCTGATGTAGTACCTAAGTTACTGTAAGTATATGTACCAAGATCAAAATCAATCTGATTGTTGGTGTTGCGCTTGAAATAGTTAGCAGTAACATCAAAGCGGTCAGTGAACTTATGTGTCACTCCTACATCAAAACCCTTTGCTGTTTCTGCAAGGAGGTCTGCATTGCCGTAGTCCCCGAACAATTGATAAAGCGTAGGGGCCTTAAAGCCTTCTCCATAGCTGGCTCGTAGTGTAGTGTTACCTAATGCATATACAGCATCAGCACCGAATGTAGTGTCGTTACCGTAACCACTATGCCAATCACGGCGAGCACCGGCATTAACTGCTAGATTAAAGAGCGGTTTTGTTGCAAGTTGTGCATAGATGCTATCAATGTTTGCCTTAGCAACATCGCCACCACGCCAACCTGAGTAGTTGTAGCGTGTTTCAAAGTTATTTGCTTCATGCTCATAACCAAAAATGGCTTTACTTGAACCTAAATCAACTGTACCCTGATACTCAAATCGCTGATTAAGTCCGGCACTGTGAAAGTTTTCAGTGTTATCGGTTTCATAGTTGTAGCGATTTAACTTTACGCGGCTGTATGATGCACGATTCTTAAACTTGCCGTCAAGTAATGAAACATTAAGACCGGCATAACCACTCAGGCTATTAGTCTTTGAATACTCACCGGTATCTGCAAGAGTATAAGACGGGGGAGGAAACCCATCAAAACTAAAGCGAGTTTCTAAATAGTTACTACGCAAGTCAACAGTTACATCGTCGGAAAGACGAATACCTACCTTAGCGTTTGCTGCGCTAGCCTTGAAACCGTCACGCTCACTACCATTCGCAGCAGCAGAAATACCGTCGCTGCGTTCATGCCCGGCTCCAATAAGATAAGATACAGGGCCGACCGTATTGCTAAGGTCAGCATATGCACGAGCGGTGTCAGCATAGCCGTATTCTCCACGAACACGGCTAGTAAGATTGTCGCTAGGAGCACGAGTAGTCAAACTTACTACACCACCAACTGCCTGACTACCCCAAAGCACTGAACTGGGGCCACGCAATACTTCAATACGATCAATGTTGCCAGTAACTAAGCTACCAAAATCAAAGCCTGCCGCTGGATGTGCAACATCATTCATTCGCACACCGTCTAGCAATACTAGAGTTTGTGCGCTTTCTGCGCCGCGGATTCTAACACTAGAAACGCTTCCGGTATTTCCTGAACGGTCAATCGTGATGCCAGGGAGAGTAGCAAGTAGTTCTGCAATAGTTGCAGTTTGCCGATTTGTGATATCAGTACTATCAACAATGGTAACCTGAGTTCCAGTGTTTTCTATATTTGTTGGTGTACGTAACGCAGTAACAACAATTTCTGATTCTGCCTGAGCAGCAGTAGCAAATACTAATGCTGCGGTGGTGACAAGAAGTTTAAATGTTTTCAAAATAATTCCTTTCTTACTTGAAGTATTGTTATAACATGTTTATAGAACCTTGTCAACCTTTTATTTCGATAAATAACTATATGCCAAAGTTATCACTCTATCGTCCGAATAAGCAAAACGATTATCGTTTTCTAGACAGAACTATATCCGAGCAATTGACTGTCGGAGGTACCGATCTGTATATTCACAAGTATTTAGGTCCGCAGACAGGCGATACATCGACTGACTTTACGCAACCTAATTATGATGAATTAAGTCCGCTCAATATCCAAGACTTGTTGTTCTTAGAAAACCGTGACAGAAAATATGATCCAAATATTTACAGACTTCGCGGCCACTATAATGTTCAGAACCTAGACTTTGACTTAAGCCAATTTGGTTTGTTCCTGAATAATGATATCATCTTTATCACTGTCCACTATAATGATATGATAGACATTATAGGCCGTAAATTGATGGTCGGTGATGTACTGGAACTTCCACACTTACTTGATTACAATCCACTTAATGAAACTATTCCAGTTGCATTAAAGAGATTCTATCAAATCACGGATAGTAACTATGCAAGTGAGGGTTTTAGTCAGACTTGGTATCCGCATATGTGGCGTATCAAGTGCGAACCACTTGTCAACAGTGAAGAATTTACTGACATTCTTAAAGAGCCAATCAATCAAGACAATTATCTAGGTGACTGGGACGCAACTAAGGTATATCCGCCGGGGTATACTATCGCATTTGGTGACAAAATTTACGAGTCTATCCAAGAGGTGCCTATCGGTATTAAACCTCCTGACCCCGCATATTGGGTACTCAAAGAGAACGATAGTTTAGCTAGTATTCTTTCTACATACAATAAGAATATTGCAATCAATGATGCTGCACTACAAGAAGCGCAACGATTAGTACCCAAATCTGGTTACGATACAAGCAAGCTTTACATTGTGCCTACATATGGATTGTATGATACCAATGATACCTTGTCCGGTAAGGCAAATCAGCCTGCCCCGCCTATCAATGTTAATGTAACCGGTACTGTACCAAATGGAACTGCTGGTTCAGTAGTATTAATGCGTAATCCAAAATTCAAATATGCAAGTGCAGGAATCAAAGTATCCAAGGCTGCTCTACAATCTATTTGGGACATGACTGCTGATAGTGACGGAACTTCACTTGAAGATAAGATTGATAAGTTTGTTTCCGCAAGCTTAGAATTAGTTGAAGAAAGAGCGAAGCGAACTGATAGCGGTAGCGGGTCGGTAGAATCTACTAAAATATTGTCAGTGCAATCATTAGGTGTAGTTACTGGACCATACGGTACTGCGGACAATACATATGCTACTGCTGATCAAGACCCTGATGCAACAGGATTTACTGCTGATATTACTCAGCAGATGGACTATCGTGCAGACTGTGATCCTAGATATCAGTTTATTACCAGATCAAGTCCAAGAAGCTTTGGTTACACTAGTGGATATCTATCGGGTGATGGTCAAGCACCAAATGGATATCCAACAGGTGCAGGTATTAGTTTCCCGCAAAATCCACAGGTAGGCGATTACTTCTTGCGCATTGACTACACACCTCAAATTCTATATCGATGGGACGGTAGACTATGGGTTAGAATCAGTGAGAATGTACGCACCGAGACCGGATTTACATTAGATGATCAGTCGCAGCTATCAGGGTTTATTAACAACCAAGAACAAATCTATCTAAATAATGAAGAACAGTTTATACCGCAGGCACAACCACTATCAAGTGTACTGATGCCTAAGGTTGATCCGGTTCCCCCGACCCCTTAATAAAGAGATACAATGGCACAATTTTTTTACGACAACCAAATAAGAAGATATCTCATTCAGTTTGCTAAGATTTTTAGTAACTGGTATGTTACCAAAGGTAAAGATCCAAACGGTAACGATATCTTGATGCGTGTGCCGATCATGTATGGCGATAGCAGTAGACAGGCATCAACGATTCTAGCTAACAACAGTGCAAGTAATCTGCCCTCTGCACCGATGATCACTTATTATATTAGTGGGTTAGAATACGAACAGAGTAGAACACAGAACCCTACCTTCATTGAAAAACTTCAGGTAAGACAACGGGCGTTGAATCAAGAAACAGGACAATATGAACAGGTCCAAGGTCAAGCATTTACTCTTGAAAGATTGATGCCTGTTCCGTATAAGTTGCGCATCACTGTTGATTTTTGGACTACAAACTATAATCAAAAACTAGAAATCATTGAGCAGCTAGGGACATTGTTTAACCCTGCGCTAGAGCTACAGAGTACAGACAACTTCGTTGATTGGACTTCACTGACTGCTGTTTTCCAAGACGGCTTAACCTTCACTAGCAGAACTATTCCTCAAGGTACAGGTAATCCAATCGATGTACTGTCTTGGAAATTCTATATGCCTGTTTGGATTACTACATCTAGTAAGTTGAAAAAGATGGGTGTTATTCACAAAGTCATCGCTAGTATTTTCCAAGGTAAAGCACTTGAAGATATTCAAGATGAAGATTTGCTATTAGGTACTAGACAAAAGATTACTCCATATGGATATAAATTACTA